GGCGCCCGATCGCGCCGGATCCGAACGCGGGGCGTGGTGCCCGGCGCGATCGACGCGGATGGCTGAGGCGGCACCCGGCCCGGCGCACGGATCGCTGGTGTTCAAGGGCGCCCAGCGGCCGCTGCGGCTGATCGAACTGCCGCCGTGGACGGGCTGGCGCCACACCTCGGAGGCCAAGCGCGCCGAGCGGTTCCTGGAGACCTACCTGGTGGTGCCGACGGGCCACGGCGCGGCCGGGCCGTTCCGGATCGCGGGGTTCCAGCGCGAGCTGCTGCGCGAGATCTACGACCACCTGGCCACGTTCGCCAGCCTGCCCGCCGCGAACGGTAAGACCACGTTCCTGGCGGCGCTGGCGCTGGAGCGGATCGCCCGCGGCGACGACTACGTGGAGGTGGACGTGATCGCCACCAAGCAGGAACAGGCCGGGTTCCTGGTGGAGGCCGCCATGCGCATGGTGGAGTCCTCGCCGGTGCTGGTCGATCGCTGCCGGTGGCACAGCCGCGAGCAGATCCTGGAGTACCGGCCGACCGGATCCAAGCTGCAGGCGCACCCGGCCAAGCTGTCGGCGATCCAGGGCCTGAACTTCTCGCTGGCGATCATCGACGAGATCGGGTTCGCGCACGATGAGACGGTGGAGTCGCTGATCGCCCGGCTGGGCAAGCGGCCCGACGCGCGGCTGGTCGGGATCGGCACGCCCGGGTTCCAGGCCAACATCCTGCAGCGGCTGCGCGGCGCGCACCTGGACGGCGAGCTGCCCGCCGGTGTCCGCTACCTGGAGTGGGCAGCCGATCCCGGCTCGGCCTCGGACGACCGGCGGGCGTGGCGGAAGGCCAACCCGGCGCTGCGGGCCGGGTTCCTGACACCGGCCGCGCTGGCCGTCCAGCAGGGCCTCCTGAGCGATCGCGAGTTCAGGACGTACCACCTCGGGCTGTGGGTGGACGAGGCGGCAGCGTGGCTGCCGGAGGGCGCCTGGCAGGCGTGCGCGATGCAGCCGCCGCCGCCGGACGGCGCCGAGGTGGTGCTGGCGGTGGAGGGCACGTTCCGCAGGTCGGCGGCGATCGCCGGGGCGACGATGGACGGCGCGATCTTCCACGGCTGGTGGGCGGAGGTGGCGACCGACCGCGACCTCCACGACCAGCTCGGCCGGGCGATGGAGCGGTGGGACGTGCGGGCGATCGTGCACAACCGCCGGATCCGGTCGCGGCTGTTCGCCGAGCTGCGCGACGAGGGCGCGCCGGTGGTGCCGTGGGACGGGTCGGCCGACTCGGAGACCACCTCGGCCAACGAGTTCTACCGGGCGATCGTGGGCGGCGAGCTGGCGCATGATCACGCGCCGGTGGTGGCCGAGCAGGTCGCCAACCTGCGCGCCCGGTTCGGCGTGGACGGGTCGCTGCGGCTGGCCAGGCCGGACGACCCGGCCCGGTTCGGCGACGCGGCGCTGGCAGCTCGCGCGGCCTGGTGGGTGGCCATGGCCGAGGCGCAGCAGGGCGGCGCGCCGACGATCTACTAGGCTGGCGGGCGACGGGATCCGGCGCCTGGACACGGTGGGCAAGGTCGCCGGACGCGGGCGCTGGCGGGTAGGCGTCCAGGACGACCAACGGGCCGCCCGAGGGCGACCCGTTGACCATGGCGTGAAGCTGCGAGCCAAGCAGCCGCCGGAGCCTAGCGCGCGGCCTCCTCGGCCAGCACCTTGGCGACCGTCGGGTGGGTGCACCCGGCGAGCACCGCGACCGCGCGGTGCGACAGCCCGGCGGCGGCCGCGTCCACGATCGCCTGGCGCCAGGCGCGATCGGCCGTCACCTTGGCGGCGGCGACCGCCACCAGCGTCGCCCCGATCGCGTCCTGCCGCTCGGCGCGCTCGGCGGCGGCGGCCTGGGCCGCGGTCTCGGCGACCTGCGCCAGCTCGGGCGCGGCGGCCTGCACCTCGGCCAGCGTGGCCTCCTCGGCCTCGGCGCGCAGCGCCTCCAGCCGGGCCGACTCCTGCTCGGGCGTCGGCTTGGCCTCGGGCGCCTCGGTCTGCTCGGGCACGGTGACCTCCTCGGTCGCGGGCTGGGCCTTGGCAAGCAGCTTGCCGTAGCGGGTGCGGGCCTTGGCCAGCTTGGCGATCGTCTCGGCGTGGTGCTGCTCGGCGTGCGCGATCGTGCTGGCGTAGTCCTCGGCGCGATCCGGGTACTGCTCGGCGTAGCCGCCGTACACCTTGCGGGTGCTGGCCAGCCGCTCGTTGGCGGCCTGCACCCCGCGGCCGTCCTCGGCCACGTACGCCACCGCGATCTCGGCGGCCTCGGCCTCGGTCAGGATCACGAATCCGCGCTTGAGCTGGCGGGTGGTGGTCGCGAAGGGCATATGCGCGGCTGCGAACTTGGGCGGGTAGGCGACGCCGTAGCCGCTCATGCTGCCGTCGGTGCCGATGATCTCGCGGCCGACCCGGTAGGTGCTGGGCACGTCCTTGGCCTGGTGCAGGCCGCGCTCCTCGCGGGCGGCGGCGATCACGGCGGCGGCGGCGCCGCGGACGTGGGACTTGCGGGTGGTGTTCGTGTCGGTGTTCATGGAAAGAAGTCTACCACGGATCCTGGGACATGGCAAGCGACTTTCCACAAGTCGGCCGAGGACGGGAACGGGCGCCCCTAGGGGCGCCCGTTCCGGTCGGGGGGATGGCGGGGCGAGCCTAGCGGCCGCCGCGCAGCTGGCGCATGGTGACCTCCCCGGCGCGCTCCAGGGCGCACCGGAGATCGTCGCGGTCGGCGGTGCCGTTGGCGATGTCCTCCACCAGGCCGGTGAGGCCGACGCCGTGCAGCTGCTCGGAGTAGTGGCTGGCGAGCTGGTAGGCGTCGTCGCCCAGGTTGGTGACGATCCAGCCGGGTCGCTTGCCCGCGTCCAGCAGGTCGATCGCGGTGCGGAGGTGCAGGTTGGTGGTGCGCGTGTCGGTGTTCATGGAAAGTAGCTTACCATGGATCGGGAGGGATGGCAAGCGGCTTTCCACGCCGGCCGGTTAGGCAGCCTAACGATCGTGCGCTAGAGTCGGCCCCGTGGGTCTGCTGGATCGGCTGCTGGGACGATCCGCACCGCCGCCGCCGTCGGTGCTGGGCCTGCCGTCCGGGTTCGATCCCGAGCTGGCCGGGCTGTTCGCCGGGTGGGCGTCGCCGCAGCTCGCCGAGCGCGTCGGCACCGCCGTGCGCTGCCTGCAGCTGGTCTGCCAGCAGGTGGCCGCCATGCCGATCCGGTTCCGCGGCGACTCGCCGGTGCCGCTGTGGGTGGCCAACCCTGACCCGGTGTGGTTCCCGAACGGCGCCGCTGATGCGACGTTCGCCACGATGGCGTCGATCTACGGCTGGGGCGACGCGTTCCTGCTGGTGACCGACCGCTACGTGACCGGCTTCCCGAGGGCCTACACCGTGCTGGATCCGCAGCAGGTGACCGTCGGCACCGACCCGGACGGCCGCGGCCGCACGTACCGGGTGAAGCAGTACGACCTGCGCAGCGAGGACGTGCTGCAGATCTCGCGCGACCCGAACGGGCAGCTGCGCGGCACCTCGGCCCTGCAGGGCTACTCGGCCAACGTCCAGGGCGCCTACTTCGCCGAGAAGTTCGCGACCGACTTCTACCAGCAGGGCGGCGTGCCGTGGGCGGTGCTGCAGTCCAGCCGCCGCCTGGAGGCCGACCAGGCCGCCGCGCTGCAGGCGCAGTGGACAGCTCGGGTCGGCCTGCGCGGCGGCGCCCCGGCGGTGCTGCCGCCCGATGTCACGTTCCAGCAGTTCAGCTTCGCGCCGCGCGACCTGCTGCTGCTGGAGACCCGCGAGTGGGACGCCAAGCAGATCGCCGCCGCCTACGGCGTGCCCGCGTTCATGCTGAACATGGAGCAGGCGGGCGGCCTCAACTACTCCAACCCGGAGATGCTGTTCGACACCTGGTGGCGCACCGAGCTGTACCCGACCGCGCGCCGGGTGGAGGCCGCGCTGTCCACGTGGCTGCCGCGCGGCAGCTGGGTGGAGTTCGATCCGTCGATCCTGCTGCGGCCCGACCTGAAGACCGCCAGCGAGGTGTGGCTGGCGCTGCTCGCGGCCAACGTGGTGACGGTGGACGAGTGCCGCGCGGCGGTGCTGGATCTGCCGCCGCTGGCCGACGGCGAGGCGCTGGAGCTGATCGACGAGCCGCCCGGCGCGAACGCCAGCGGCCCGACCCCGCCCGACCTGCCCGCGCCGCCACCGGCGGCCGCACCCCTGGAGGTGGTGGCAAGTGCCTGACCAGCCGATCCTGACCCGCGTGTTCCAGGTGGAGGACGTGCACGTCCGGGCCGCGATCGACGGCGGCCCGGTCGGCCGGATCCTGGATCTGCGGGTGGTGCCGTACAACGTGAGCGCCCAGGTGCGCGACGCGCCCGACGCCGAGCCGTACCTGGAGCAGTTCGCGCCGGGCGCGTTCGCTCGCGCGGTGCGGGCGCCCGATCGGGTGCAGTTCCGCTACCACCACGGCCAGGGCCTGGCCGACTGGATCGGCCGGGGCGTCCAGTTCGCGGAGGGCGACGGCGGCCTGGACGGCTCGGTGCGGGTGCTGCCGGGCGTGTTCGGCGACCAGGCCCTGACGCTGGTGGACGAGGGCATGCTGCGCGGCGTGTCGGTCGGCTTCCAGGATCTCGCCCGCCGCAACCGGCGCGCTGGAGACGGCGCGATCATCCGCGAGCGGTGCCACCTGGTGGAGGTGTCGCTGACGCCGGAACCGGCCTACGCGGGCGCCGCCGTCACCGGCCGCCGATCGCGCACGCCCGATCCCGACTGGATCGACCTGGCCGTCCGGCCGGACACCGGCGAGCTGGACGCCCGGCTGCGCGCGGTCGGGATCGACGTGTAGCCCGGGACACTCGGTGCTAGGGTCTGTCGCCGTTGGTGATCACTCCTGCGAGGAGGTGTCTGTGATCACAGCCGCACAGACCGACGTGGCCCTGAACCTGGAGGCGGCGGCGCTGCTGGTGGAGGCGGAGCCGGGCCTGAACGTGCTGGACGCGCTCCACCGCACGTCCCAGCCGATCCATCCGCAGGCCGCCCGCGACCAGCTGGTGGGCGACACCTACTACGCGCTGCTGGCGTACCTGCCGCCGCACGTGGACGAGATCGGCGCCTGGAGTGACGCCGAGACCGCCGACCGGGTGGCGACCAAGCTACGGCAGCTGGCGCGCACGATCCGCAAGGGCGGGTTCGCCCACGTGGACGGCGCGGTGCCGCCACTAGCAGACCCGTCGGACGTTGCGCTGACCAGCCGGGCCGCGACCGGCAACCGGCGCGGCGGGGTGCCGGGCAAGCGCAACTTCACGCCCGAGGGCAAGCTGCGGCTGCAGCGCGCGACCGCCCAGCGATGGCTCGGCGTCCAGCAGCGCAAGCCGCACCCGGACGCGCACAAGCTGACCGAGCTGGAGCTGCGGATCGCCGAGATCGACCGGCAGCTGGCCGAGCTGGAGGGCGAGGAGGAGGACGGCGAGCGCGAGCTGGTGGCCGCGGGCAACGGCCACCGCGACAGCGAGGCGCTGGCCCTGATCGAACAGTCCCAGCGGTTCCCGCTGGAGCGCCGCCCCACCACGCTGTCGGGCCTGTAGCATCCCCGCCAGCGCGAAGGGCGCACCGTCGGCCGTCCAGTACCCTGGGCGGCCGTCGGCCGTTGTAGGCTGACCAGGCCGCGACGGGAGGCCCCGCCGCCACCACCTCCCGGCCGCACCTCGCAGGGCGGCACGGGCTGCGCCGCTGGCCGCCGTCGCGGCGCCTCACCACGGTGCTAGCCTTGGCGGCGACGGCACCCCGCACCGCGCCACCCGGCCGCTCCGGCCGCCCCGCGCATCGCGGCACCCCGGATCACTGACCCGATCCCTGGAGGGGCCGTCGCCATGCCGAACGTCGTACTGCAGCGTCTCGTGACCGAGCGCGAGCAGCTGCTGGACACCAACGATCAGATCCTGCAGCGCGCCGAGGAGGAGGAGCGCGACCCGTCGGAGGCCGAGCGCGAGCTGCTGCGCCGCAACCGCGAGCGCGCCACCCAGCTGGAGCCGCAGGTGGAGGAGCTGCTGGAGCTGGAGGAGACGCGCGCCCGCAGCGGCGAGCAGCGCGCCCGGATCACCCGCGCGATCGGCGCCCCGGCCCGCGAGGGCGGCGAGGCGCCCGCCGAGCGCGGCGACGCGCCCGGCGAGATCGTCTACCGGACGTTCGCGCAGTACGCCCGAGACGCGCTGATCACCCGCGTGGAGCAGATCGGGAACATCGTCGGCCCCGAGCTACGCCAGCGCGCCGCCGAGCGGCTGCAGCGCGCCGCCCAGGTGCACACCCTGACCAGCGACGTGCCGGGCCTGATCCCCGACCAGCACCTGGCGCAGATCTTCGAAGTGATCAACACCGCGCGGCCGGTGGTCGCCAGCTCGCGGCAGGTCGGCCTCACCTCCGGCAAGCTGACGTGGCCGTCCATCACGGCCCGCCCGACCGTCGCCAAGCAGGTCACCGAGAAGACCAACCCGGCCTACTCCAAGATGGCCGTGATCATGCGCGAGGTGGTGGCCGACACCTACCTGGGCGCGGGCAACCTGAGCTGGCAGACGATCCAGTGGTCTAGCCCGGACGCGCTCACGCTGTTCTTCGATCTGATGGCCGAGGCGTACGCCGAGCAGACCGAGAGCGCCGCCTGCACCGTGGTGGACACCGCCGCCGCCGCGGGCGGCACCGTCGCGTCGGACGACCTGGCGGGCTGGATGGCCGCGATCGCGGCCGCCGCCGGGCAGGTGCGGGCCGCGGGTGGCCGCGCCAACGCGATCTACCTGGACGCGATCACCGGCTACAGCCTGCTGGGCCTGGTGACGGCGCAAAACCCGGTGTTCCTGACCGCTGGCCCCGGCTCGCTGGGCGACGCGTCCGGCAACCTGGGCGGGCTGCGGTTCATCGTCTCGGACGGGTTCGCCGCGTCCACCGCGATCGTGGGCGACAGCTCCAAGCTGCTGTGCGCCGAGACGCCCGGCGCGCCGGTGGAGATGCGCGCCGTAGAGCCGTCGATCGGCGGCCTGGAGGTGGGCGTGATCGGCGCGTTCGCGGCCGTCGCGGTGCTGCCCGGCGCGTTCGTCCAGCTGACCCCGCCGGTGTGACCATGACCCCGCACCGTGACCGGCTGCTGGCCGGAGACTACGACCCTGGCAAGTCCGCTACCACCGACCTGGATCAGATGACCAAGGCCGAGCTGCTGGAGCACGCCCAGCAGCTCGGCGTGGCCGTCGATCCGAGCGCCACCAAGGCCGAGGTGCGGGCCGCGATCGACGCGGCCGGGAGCTGACCCGTGGCGTACGCCACGCCCGAGGAGCTGGCCGAGGCGCTGAACGTCCGGCTAACGCCCGCCAACACGGCTGCGATGCAGGCGTGCCTGGACGCGGCCGCCGCCGAGATCGACCACGAGACCGACCGCCTGGACACCGATCCGATCGCGGACGGCGACCCGCTGGCCAACCGCGTCAACATCGTGCGGGCGGTGGAGTGGTGGAAGTCCAACGCGGCCGCGTTCGGCGTGATCGGGTTCGATCAGACCGGCACCCTGACCGCGCCCCGCGACGGGTTCAGCAGGCACGCGTACGCCCTGACACCGCTCAAGCAGCAGTGGGGGATCGCGTGAGCGCCACCGGCACCCTCACGATCACCGGCGCCCGGGAGGCCGCAGCGGCCGCCCTGGCGCCGGTGCTGGACACCGACCCGGCGGTGCTGATCAACCTGGTGGACAGCCTGGATCCGCCCGCGATCATGCTCGGCTGGAGCGACCCGTGGCTGGAGCCGTCGGGCACCTGCCGGTACGTGGCGCGGCTGCAGGTGCTGTGCGTGGCCGCGCGGCTGGAGCCGGGCGAGGGCGTGGCCGACCTGGAGGAGCTGGTCGCGTACGCGATCGGCCGCCTGCGCGCCGACCCGTACAGCTGGGGCCTGCCGGACGTGAGCGCGCCCGCGCCGTGGGCGATCGGCAACCTGGACTACCTGGCCGCTGCGCTGGTGTACGGCGTGCACGTGACAACCGAGGAGGACTGACCCGATGCCGACGATCCCCAAGCCGCTGATCCTGGACAACGCCGACCTGCAGATCGGCGGCGACAGCCTGGCGTGCGTGGTGAACCACCTGGAGCTGACGCCGGACGTCTCCGTGATCACGCTGACCAGCCTGTGCGGCGAGATCGACTACCCGGGCACCGTCAAGTGGTCGCTGGTCGCGACGCTGTACCAGTCGTTCGATGCGGCCGCCACCGAGGAGGTGCTGTCGGCCGCCGTGGCCGGTGGCGTGCCGGTGGACTTCGTGATCCAGGCGCGCCGCGACGACCCGATCTCGGACACCAACCCGGCCTGGTACGGCCAGGTGATCCCGCAGCCGTACAGCCCGATCAACGGCGACGCCGGGGCGGAGTCCACGATCGACCTGGAGTGGTCGGTGGTCGGCGCGCCCACCAAGACCACCACCACGCTGCCGCCGCTGACCGTGATGGCGGGCATCGCACCGCCCGAGGGCGAGCTGCCGACCGAGCCGACCACCACCGGCCAGCCGGGCGCCGTGGTCGCCGAACCGGCGCCCGCCTAGCGGATGGCCCGCCGCAACACCACCCGCGTGCAGATCGTCGGGCTGGACGAGCTGATCCACGACGTGCCCGCGTTCGCCCACCGCGTCCAGGTGGCGGGCGACGAGGCCGCCGCCACCTCGGCCCGGCACGGCGGCGAGTCGGCCCGGTCGATCGTGCCGCGCGTCTCCGGCGCGCTGGCACGGTCGATCACGGCGCTGCCCGCAGCGGGCGTCGGGGAGGGCGCCAGGGCCACCATGGGCGGCGGCCTGCCCTACGCCGGGTGGATCGAGTTCGGCGGCTCGCGCGGCCGCCCGCAGGTCAAGCGGGGCCGCTACTTCGTGCCCACCCAGCGCCGCGAGCGCGGCCCGTTCCGCGACCTCGCCGAACGGCTCACCGAGACCGAGATCGAGAGGTTCCCATGGCCACACCCGAGAAGGTGACCGAGCTGCGACCGCTGCCCGCCACGGTGGCGATCTCGCAGTCCATGTCGCTGACGCCGAACGAGATGCGGCGGCTGAAGGCCGAGACCGGCCGCCCGCTGTCCGAGCTGCTCGGCGGCGGCGACGCCGAAGACCTGGACGCGGCGCCCGACCGGATCCAGGCGCTGGTCTGGATCCAGCTGCGCCGCGACGGCCACAGCCCGAGCTGGGACGAGGCGGGCGACGTGGCGCCCGACTTCACGCCGGAGGCCGTAGACCCTTCGAACGGCGGGCGCTAGTGGGCCTGGTCAATTTCTGCCGGTTCTGGTCGATGACCCCGCGCGAAGTGGACGAGCTGACGCCCGCCGAGTACGACGAGATGACCCGCTACGCGGTGCGCGAGCAGGCCGAGCAGCGCCGCGCCGCCAACCGGAGGCGGTGACCCGTGGCGGGTGGCGCCAGCGTCGTAGTCCGGTTCCTGGCCAACACCACCGACCTGGCCAAGGGCGCCAAGGACGTGGAGGCGCACGGCAGCCGGATGGGATCGGCCTTCAAGTCGATGGGCAAGGCCGCCGCGCTGGGCGCCGGGGCGGCCGGGATCGGCGCCGTGGTCGCCACCCTGAAGGTCGGCATTGACGAGTACCAGGAAGCCTCCCAGGTGGCCGCGCAGACCAACGCCGTGATCAAGTCCACCGGCCAGGTGGCGGGCGTCTCGGCCGACCACGTGGGCGACCTCGCCGAGTCGCTGATGCGCAAGTCCGGGATCGACGACGAGGCGATCGCCTCGGGCGAGAACCTGCTGCTGCAGTTCACCAAGATCCGCAACGAGGCGGGCGCGGGCAACGACGTGTTCGATCGCACCACCAAGGCGATGACCGACATGGCCGCGCGGATGGGCACCGACCCGGCCGCCGCCGCCAAGGTGCTGGGCAAGGCCCTGAACGATCCCGCCAAGGGCCTGACCAAGCTGGCCAAGCTGGGCGTCACGTTCACCGACGCCCAGCAGAAGCAGGTGAAGGCCATGACCGAGGCGGGCGACGTGGCGGGCGCGCAGAAGATCATCCTGGGCGAGGTGGAGAAGCGCTACGGCGGCGCCGCCGAGGCCGCTGGTAAGACGCTTCCCGGGATGATCAACATCGCCAAGCAGTCGTTCAACAACCTGGCGGGCGAGCTGGTCGCCAAGATGATCCCGGCGCTGCTGGCGGTGGTCTCGTTCATCCGCGAACACTGGCCCGAGATCTCGCTGGTGATCGCCAAGGTGACCGCGACGGTCAAGCCGCTGCTGGTCGCGCTGGCGCAGCTGTTCCTGGAGATCGTGCACGTGATCGTCTCCGCCTGGCCGTCGATCCGGCCGGTGATCCTGGCGATCCTCCCGGCCCTGCAGGCCGCCGTCGCGGTGATCACCAACGTGGTGAAGCTGGTCACCGCGCTGCTGCGCGGCGACTGGAGCGCCGCCTGGACGGCGGCCAAGGCCATCGTGCTGAACATCGTCAAGCTGATCACCGCGCTGCTGCGGTTCGAAGTCACGATCTGGAAGACCGTCCTGAGCGCCGCCTGGACAGCGATCAAGGCCGCCACCAGCGCCGCCTGGAACGCGATCAAGGCGGCCGTCTCCAGCGCCGTCACCGCGATCGGCGGCGCGCTCGGTCAGATCCCCGCCAAGATCTCCAGCCTGGTGCACAGCGTCGCGACGCAGGCGGGCAAGCTGGGCAGCGCGATCAAGGACGGGATCGTGGACGGCGCCAAGGACGCGCTGCGCGCCGTCGGCGACGCGATCGGCGCGATCCCGGGCAAGATCTCCAGCCTGGTGCACGCCGTTGGCCGCGAGGCGGGCCGCGTCGCCAGCGCGATCAAGGATCCGATCAACGCGGTGATCCGGGCCTGGAACGGGATCGTCTTCCACGTGCCCAAGTTCACCGTCGGCGGCGGCTCGCACCTGGGCGTCGATATCCCCAAGTTCACGTTCGGCGGCCAGTCGATCGACTTCCCGAACCTGCCGACGCTGGCCCGCGGCGGGGTGCTGACCCGGCCCACGCTGTTCGTGGGCGGCGAGGCCGGGCGCGAGATCGTGGCGCCCGAGTCGCTGCTGCGGCAGCTGCTGCGCGAGGAGCACGGCGCCACCTACCAGCTGTTCCTGCAGCCGCGCACCGCCGACGCCCAGGACGTGGCGTACGCGTTCCGGCGGCTGGAGCTGCTGAGGACGGGCCGCTAGATGGCCGCCGCGAAGTGGGCGCCGTGGCCGGGCTGCGAGACGCTGGAGTACCGCAGCGCCGACGGCGACGCGATCCGGTTCCTGATGCTGGCCGGGGCCAAGGCCCGGATGATGCCGCCGGTTGCGCTGACCATGCTGCCGGTGCCCGCCGCCAACGGGTCGCGGTTCCTGGGCGCCGCGCACGTGGAGCGGATCGTCTCCATGCCCGTCGCGTTCCCGGGATCGTTCGATGGCCGCAGCGACCTGCGGCAGTGGGCGCGGGTGCTAGACCCGACCCGCGGGGAGGGCACGCTGACGGTGGTGGACGGCGCCAACCCGGGCCGGTTCCTGCGCTGCGCGTACGACTCCGGCCTGGACGACCTCGAGGAGCACCGCCCGGACGTGAACGTCGGCGCGCTGCTGTTCCGGGCCGGGTTCCCGTATTGGCTGGACGGCACCGAACAGTCAATCGCGGTCTCGCAGGGCAGCGCCGTGCGGCGCTGGTTCCCGTTCCTGCCGCTGATCCTCGGCGCCTCCGACGCGTACGGGCTGTTCACGATCACCAACCTGGGCGACGCGCCCGCCTACCCGGTGCTGACGGTGCTGGGGCCAGGCACCGACGTGACCGCCCGCAACGTCACCACCGGCCAGGCGTGGACGGTCACCGGCCTGGTGCCGGACGGATCCACGCTGGTGGTGGACACCCGGCCGGGCCGCAAGGCGGTGCGGCTGGACGGCGCCAACGTGTTCAGTCGGCTGACCGCGCCGTCCCAGCTGTGGGCGCTGCAGCGGGGCGTGAACCAGGTGGAGCTGTCGATCGCGGCCACCTCGGCGGCGACCCTGGCGACGCTGACCTGGAGGCAGACGTGGCTGGCGGCGTAGGGTTCCACGGCCCCACCGTGCGGCTGTGGGCGTGCGACTGGCAGACCCCGCTGGCCGAGATCGACACCTACGACCACGGCACGCTGATCGCCCGGTACAACGAGATCTCCACGTATGAGCTGGAGCTGCCCGCCGACACCGAGGCGGCGCAGCTGCTGCTCGCCGCCGACCGCCCCAGGCTGCTGATCTTCACCGACGACGTGGTCTACCGATCGGGGCCGGTAACGCGGATCGAACGCACCCGCGACGCCACCACCGACATGGTGACCCTGAACGGCGTGGACGACCTGGTGTGGCTGGCGCGGCGCCTCGCGCACCCCGAGCCGGGCACCGCCGCGCCGCCCTACGCCACCAGCGCCTACGACACCCGCACCGGCGCCGCGTCGCAGGTGATCGCGGGCTACGTCGACCGCAACGCCGGGCCGTCCGCGATCGCGGCGCGGCAGGTGGCGGGCCTGACGGTGCCGACCCCGGCCGCGTTCGGCGGCACGATCACCACCAGCGCCCGCTACCAGGGCCTGCTCGCGTTCCTGCAGCCGATCGCGGCCGCCGCCCGGCTCGGGATCCGCGTCCGGGATCTCGCGTTCGAAGTGTTCCAGCCGTCCGGCGCGGCGGTGTTCAACGTCGGCCTGGGCACGCTGGCCAGCTGGCAGTCGGCGCTGGAGGCGCCCGACCTGAACTACGTGTACGTGGCCGGGGCGGGCGTCGGCAGCGCGCGGCTGATCCGCGAGTACCAGGACACGGGCGCGGTGCTGCAGTGGGGCCGGGTGGAGACGTTCATCGACCGGCGCGACACCAGCGCCACCGCCGAGCTTGACCAGGCCGGGGCCGAGGCGCTGGCGGACGGGGTGCGGCCGATCATGGTGACGCTGGAGGTGATGGACACCGACGGGCAGCAGTTCCTGCGCGACTGGAACGTGGGCGACCTGGCGACCGTGGTGGTTGGCGACCTGGTGACCACCGACGTGATCGTGGAGGCGCAGATCGACCTGCTGCCGAACCGGCCGCTGCAGGTACGCCCGACCGTCGGCGCCAGCTCGCTGACCCTGGCGCAGTGGCGGCTGGCGCAACGCCAGGCGCAACGACTCCGGCAGCTGGAAAGGATCTAACCGATGGCTGATCTTGCAGTGTGGCCGACCGACGGCGCCGACGGCAGCGTCTCCTCCGAGGCGCGATGGCGCAAGATGGCGCGGCTGTGGGTGCCCAGCGGCGTGGACGTGTCGCCGCTCGGGATCGGCGGCGCGGGTGCGCTGGCGCCGACGCTGGTGGCTGGCCCGACGATCAACGTGGCGATCGGCGGCTGTTGGCTGGACGGCCACTACGCCGAGCTGACCACGCCCGCCAGCGTGCCCGCGACCGCCAACGGCCTGCTGGTGGTGCGGTTCACCCCGGCCGACAATCACGCCGAGCTGCTGTTCCGCGACGCGGCGGTGCTGCCGCCGACGCAGACCGCCGTGACCTGGGAGCTGGCGATCGCCAGCATGGCCGCGGGCGCGCTGACCGACCGCAGGATGCGCAACGGGTCGCCGCCGACGTTCCCGAACTACGCCACCCTGAAGGCGCTGTACCCGACCGCGCCGGACGGGTTCCAGGCGGTGACGCTGGACGACGGCCGCACCTACACGTTCCGGGCGGCCGCGTTCACGTACACCCCGCCCGGCGTGGCCGCGCCAGCCAACCGCTGGGAGACGATCGTGATGGCCTCCTTCTCCAAGTCCACCGACGCGTCGGGCCTGATCAACGTGACCGCCGCCGACCTGGGCGTGGACGGGATCATCCACGGCACCGGCCACGCGGGCTGGGACGCGTCCGCGCCGCCCGCGCGCAACTTCGGCACGTTCGTGCGCTGGACGGCCGCCACCAACCTGCAGTTCTGCAGCTGGAAGATCTCCGCCACCTCGGCGGGCACGCTCACCCTGAACACCTCGGTTGCGCTGAACGTCACCGCCCACGCGCTGTGCTGGCGGATCTGAGAGGAGACGACCATGGCCTACCTGGAGATCGCGAACATGGCCGCCAGCGAGTCGCTGTCGCGCCGGATCACCGCCGCCGCCGCCAGCGAGGCGCACGCCGGTGCGGTGCTGATCCCCGACCAGCCCGAGTCCTGGGCGGGCGTCAACCGCTGGGTGCTGTGCGCGGCGCCCGGCTGGGCTGACGCGTGGGCGAGCGCCGAGGCGGCCGAGGTGGAGGATCCGGGCGCCGACCCGGGCGTGATCACCGACGGCATGATCCTGGCCGAGGTGCAGGCGGTGCTGGGCGGCGCACCGGCGTAGACCGCCCTGGCGCAGTGGTGCGCGCACCCCGACGGGTGGGTGGTGATCGCCACTGGCGATTGGTGCGCCGCAGACGTACATTGTGGGCCTGCTTCCAGGCCGTCGGGGGCCGGTACGGCCCCACCTACGGCGGTGGCCTGGTCGGCGGAGGACACAGCGGGCGAGCCGGGCGCGGCACCCCGCCGTCGGTCTGAACCTGGGCCGTTCGGAGGGGACGACCCTGACCTGCGAGGGGGGCGTCCCATGCCACGCATTCGCCGCAAATTGCGACACTTACGTGAGATCCGCAGACCCGCGCCAACGAGCGCGGGGAGGCGCGGGGAGGCGCGGGGAGGCGCGGGGATCCGCAGCGGTCGCGCAGACCGCCGCAGGCTGCCGCACCTACGCGCAGGTTGGCCCGGTTGGCGGGTCGATCGTGCGGCGCTAGGTTCGGGGGCATGGCTGTGAGCGAGCACGAGCACCTGACCGAGACCGGCGACGAGCTGATCTCGTTCGCCGAGGCCGGGCGCCGGATCCCCAAGCGGAACGGCGCGCCGCGATCCGAGCGCACGATGCAGGACTGGGGCGCCCGCGGGCTGCTGCCCGTGGTCGCGGTCTCGGCCCACGTGCGGTGGGTGAACTGGTCGGAGTACCTGCGGCGTCTCCACCACAGCACCCGCTAGCGGTGGAAACTGTGTTACCATGGGTCTGCCGGGCGACGATCGCCCGCACCGACACGAGGAGCCGACGGTGACCGACACCACCGCCACCCGCACGTTCGCCCAGCACGTTGACCAGCCCGGCGGCCCCGGCACGCAGTACCGGGTGCGCCTCCGGTTCCCGGGCATGGCCACGATCTACACCGAGTGGCACAGCGACCTGGACGTGGCCAACGCCCGCGCCTCGGAGCTGCGCGCGATCCGCAAGCGCGGCGAAGGCCCCAGCGACGGCGCCCGGTTCGTGACCCTCGGCGACATGGCCCGCGAGGTGCTGGCCGCCAAGGGCATCGCCGGGCTGACCGAGGGCGGCCTGGAGTGGTGGGCGCGGATCCTGCGGCCGCTGATCGACGGGCCGCACGCGGCCACGCCGGTGCACCTGCTGCCCGTCGCCAAGATCCGCACCGCCCACCTGGAGCGCGCCGCCAAGCATCCCAAGGCCGCCAACGATGAGCGGATCGGCCTGGAGGCCGTGCTGCGCGCCGCGCAGGCCGACGGCGCCAAGGTGCCGGGCGCGCTGCTGGAGCTGCCGACGCCGGTGTGGGAGACCCGCGAGCGGGTCACGATCCACCGCGACGGCGAGCTGGCCGCGTTCGCGCTCGGCGCGCCCGACCGCTACGCGCGGCTGGTGCTGCTCCAGGGCATGGTCGGCTGTCGCATCGGCGAGCTGCTGCAGCTGCGCCGCGACTGGATCGACCTGGCCGAGGGCACCATCACGATCCCGCCCGCCGCGCACAAGTCGGGCAAGCGGATCGGCGCCAAGATCATCCCGCTGCTGCCCGAGGAGATCGCGCTGCTGACCGAGCAGCTGGCCACCCTGCGGGTCGCGGGCGCCACGCCCACCTCGCACCTGCCCGGCACCCCGGCCGAGTCGGAGCTGGTGTGGCCGATGCCGGACGGCTCGGCCTGGCCGATGATCCACGGCCGCGTGGCGCACAGCTACTTCAATCGCCACGTCTGGCAGCCGACGCTGGCCGCCGCCGGGCGCGACGATCTCACCTCGCACGATCTGCGCGCCACCGCCGTCACGATCATGCGCGACCGCGGGATCTCCGAGGAGACCTGCCAGCTGCGGGTCGGCCACGCCGACGCCAAGCTGATCCGCTCGGTCTACGACAAGGGCAGCCGCCTGGCGCGGGCGCAGCGCGAGCTGGTGGCGATCGCGGCGGCAGAGGTGGCGACCGTCACCGACACGATTCCGGCCGCCACCGCCGAGGAGGCTACCCGGTGATGGCCGCGACTGTCCACCACCGCCGCACGCTGACCGAGGGCCACCTGCAGGACTGGGTGAGCCTGGACGGCGAGGACTGGCTGCCGGTGAACCGGGCACCGATCGGGGTGCCCGGCGAGGCCGCCGAGATCGCGGCGCTGTTCAACGGTGACGGCAACTTCAAGCCGATCCGGTTCACGCGCTCGTTCGTGTTCGGCCTGGAGGAGGCCCCGGGGTGACCGCCCGTGTCAATTCTGTGTCAACCCTGACCGCGGCCAACGGCCCGATCCCTGTATCCATGCGGGATCGGGCCGTTTCCGTTCCGGTGTCAGACACCGGAACGGCCCCGCGCGTGTCTGCGGCCGTCGGCGGGATTCCGCGTAACCATGCGGGTTCGCGTGGTCTAGGCCGCGCCACCCTGCGGTGGTCTGCGCGGGTCTGCGCGGGCCTGCGTGTCAGTCCTGTGTCAACGCGGCGGCCCTGGTGACGCCCACCGACCGCACCCCGGCACCCGTCGTCCGGCTGACCACCGCCGGAGTCGGCGCCGTGCTGACCGCCCTGGCCCGCGGCGCCAGCGCCGCCGGTGACCGCGCCGCGGTGGTCGCGCTGCGCGACTGCCAGGTGTGGCTGAACAGCCTGACCGCGCAGGCCCGCGCCGCCCAGCGCCGCGAGGTGCGCTGTCCCCACTGCCACGCCCAGCTCGGCCGCCCCGGCGAGATCACCGAGCTGCTGGACGCGCTGGCGGTGGAGCTGTGACCCGCGGCGCCGTCGGCTGGGCGCTGTTCCAGCTGGTGGCGCGGCTGCTGAACCTGGCCTACCTGGTCGCCGGGCCGGGCGAGATCGAACGGCGCATCGCAGACCGGGCGTGGCTGGAGCAGCGCCCCACCGACTACGACAGGAGGCCCTGGTGAACTACCCGAGGAGCTACCGCTGGTGGCAGGACGGCCTGGTCTGGAGCTGCCTGGGCCTGGTCGCCATGGGCGCCCTGGTCGGGTTCGCGGTCGCCATGGTGGTGACCTGGTGACCGCGCCGCAGCTGACCCTGGAGGAGCAGATCGCCACCGAGGTGGCGCTGCGCGACTACCTGATCAGCGAGGCCGCCTACTACCGGCGCCGGGCCGAGACCGGCCACGACCGCCAGCACGCGATCCAGCTGGAGCAGTGGGTGATCCAGCTGGAGGCCGTGATCGCCAACCGTCGGATGGCCCGCCGTGCCGACGCTGTGCCGTGAGTGCGGCCGCGAGGTGGCACCGCAGCTGGTGCCCGGCGCGTGGCTGTGCGAGACCTGCAGCACCCCGCGAGGAGGAGGACGACCCGTGAGCACCCCTGCCGAGAAGGGCGGCGCCGCCCCGCCGCCGCCCGAGAAGGCCCCTGAGACGCCCGCTGACGCGATCCCGCCGCCCGAGGCCGAGGATACGGCCGAGGTGGTGGACGTGCCGGAGACGGCCGCTACGACGCCCGCAAGCGGAAACACGGCTACCACCCGCAAGCGGCGGGCGCTGCCGGTGAAGCGCGGCCAGGGCCTGCAGCTCGCACCGCAGCGCGAGCTGACGCTGGACGACCTGCGCACGCTCGGCTGGTGGCTGTCGCTGTCCGAGTCCGGCGCCCAGGACGAGAAGGCCCGCGGCGCCGCGGGCGCCCTGCGCCTCTACTACGTCCAGCAGCTCGGGCTGCCGCTGTGGTCGGTGCGCGAGCTGTCGCTGATCTCGGGCAAGCTGGTGGTCTCCAGCCGCCTGCTGCGCGCCCTGGCCAACCGCGCCGGGCTGGTGATCGAACGGGTGGACGACTCGGACGAGTCCTGCACCGCGGTGCTGGTGCGCGCCAGCACCGGCGAGCAGCTGGGCAGCTCCACGTTCACGATCGACGACGCCCGCCGGGCCGGGCTGATCCGGGCCGGGTCGGCCTGGCAGACCTACCCGGCCAGGATGCTGTGGGCCAGGGCCTCGGCGCACGTGCTGACCGACTACGCGCCCGAGATCGTGCTGGGCATGCAGACCGAGGACGAGGCCCGCGAGGTGTACGCCCTGGAGCCGGAGCCGATCGGCATTGACCGGGCCTACAGCTACGGCGACCCGGACGACGAGGACATCCCGTTCTAGCCGTGGCCGCCGCCCGACCACCGGCCTGGGTGCCCTGGCAGCGCGAGCTGCGCGACTCCCCGCTGGATCCGACCGCCAAGCTGGTCGGCTGGGCGCTGTCCACGTACATGGGGCCGAACGGCTGCGCGCAGGTCTCGCGCTCCACGATCGCGAGGGCGTGCGGGCTGTCGGTGTCGGCGGTGCTGCGGGCGATCCAGCGGCTGGAGTCGGCCGGGCTGCTGCTGGTCGATCGGGTGAAGGGCGGGCACTACGGCGCCAACCTGTACCGCTGCCGCAACGGTGGCGCCCGCGCCACCGTTGCACCCGATCCAACCGTAGCGCCAGCGCCACCGTTGGCACCTGCCAACGGTGGCGCGAACACGGGTTCAACGGTGGCGCCCGCGCCACCCGAACGAGAAGGTCTAAAGACCAGCGCGGGCGCGAGCGCGGCGCCGCCCGGCTGGGTGCCCGAGGACGACTCGGCCATCGCCGAGATCTACCGCCAGCGTGAGCTGGACGCGGCGGAACGTGCGAAGGGCAGCACCGAAGGGTACGGAGACCCGGCGCAGGCCGAGGCCGCCCGCCACGCGGCCCTGGAGGCCCGCAAGGTGCTCGGTGCCCAGCTCGGAACGGATCCGCGGCCGTGACGATCCTGGTGGACGCCAGCCTGGGCCTGACCGGCGGCGAGCTGCGGCTGCTCGGCGTGCTGCTGCTGGTGATCGCGCTGGTGGCGCTGTTCGCAGGCCCACCTCGGTGAACGGGCTGGAGGCGCTGGGCGTGATGGCGCTGATCCTGCTGGCGATCGGGCTGGCGGGCCGGGTAGTTCGGTCGCCGAACGATCGCGCTAGGATCGCTGGCATGGCCGACGCGTACAGCTACCTGACCGACTCGGAACGTGTCACGTTCAACGAGACCAGCAGGCTGATGCAGCTGTCCGACTGGACGGGCTGGGACGACCAGCTGGAGGAGTGGCTGGAGATCACCCAGGCGTGGATCCGCGATCGCCGCGCCTACATAGCCGCCATCGCCGAGGGCGAGATCCCGCATGAGAACGGCCCCGGCTGGGACGTGGCGCACCGCCGCGAGCGGTACGACTACCTGCACAAGGCCAACTACTCCAACGCGGCGCCTCACGCGGTCTGCCAGCTGCCGACCGAGGCGGGCACCGACGCCGAGAAGGTCTACACCTCGCTGCGCGAGCTGTGGTGGGTGGAGCCGAAGGGCGCCTACTCCGAGCAGTCCGGCCGCCGCCAGGCGTGCACCGATTGGCTGGTGGAGCGCCGCCAGTACGTCTGGCGCCTCGCCGAGGGCAAGGTGCCCGGCGAGACGCCCGGCTGGGATCACGCCGACCGTCGCCAGCGGTACTCCAACCTGCAGGTGGCGACCAAGCACGGCAGCGCCTACGACAGCTGGTGCAAGTCGCACAACACCACCACCGGCGAGCCGAACGGCGACGGCGGCAGCAGCTCGGGCGGTAGCGGATCTTCCAGCGCTCGAGATCGCGCGCTCAGTTGGATGGCCAGCCATCGCGGCCTGAACGAGCAGCCGGGCGGATCGAACTGCGACAGCCGCTCGGACGGGATCCGCACCGCCCAGGATCGCTGCGTGGCCATGGGCAGCTCCGGCACGTGGCTGCGCTACCAGCCGTGGTGCGGTGTGTGGTGCGCGAACGCCATGGACGCGGCGGGCGTGAAGGGCCTGACCTACGACCTGGCCAGCGTGGAGTGGATCGAGGCCCGCGCGAAGGCGGGCAAGGCGCCGTTCACCGGCTGGACGACCGACCCGAGCCGGGTACGGCCGGGCGACCTGGTGACGCTGTTCAGTCCAGGCCAGCACGTGGCCATGGTGCGCACGCCGGGCAGCAGCCCGGTGACCGAGGAGGGCAACACCTCCGACACCTCGGCGCAGCGCACCCGATCCAAGGGCGACGTGGTGGGCTACGCGCTGGTGGCGTACCCGTGACCAACGAGGAGGAGCACGTGACCGAGACCGCCGCGCCGGACACCGAGCGCACCGATGACGCTGCCTTCACCGACGACGCCACCGAGAAGCTGGGCGACGCCACCGAGCGCGAGACCAACGAGCAGGCGGGCGAGGAGGACGGCAGCTCGCCCGACGAGCCGCAGCCCGAGACGTTCCCGCCCGACACGGACGAGGATCCGGCGGGGCCAGTCGATCCGACTGAGCCACCGCCCGATGCGCCCGCCGCGAGCTGACGGGCGACAGCTGGCCGCCGACCTGCGGCGGGTGGTGGTGTTCCTGCTCGGCGTGCTGGTGATCCTGGACGCCCTGATCGGCAGCGGCAGCTCGGTGCCGGAGCTGATCATCGGCACGGTGCTGGTCGGGGTGCTGCCGCTGGAGTACCTGGTGAAGGCGTGGCGTGGCCCGGCTGTGCGGCCACGGCACCGGCGAGGCGGGGACGATGACGATGGCTGAACCGCGCAACACCCGGGCGTGGCGCAGGCTGCGCAAGCAGGTGCTGCTGCGCGACGGGTGGCGGTGCCGGTGGTGCGGCGGCCTGGCCGACACCGCCGACCACGTGGTGGCGCTGGCCGAGGGCGGCGCCCCGTTCGATCCGTCCAACCTGGTCGCGGCCTGCAGATCGTGCAACG